CAAAATTACTCCATTTACTATATCTTTCAATATAGACTTTAAAGAGAATAAAATTTATATACATTTTTACCTCCTTACTTCGTCATTGTTAGTAATTGATTGCCGTACAATCCCAAAATTGCGTCTCGCAACACTTCTTGTGGTCTGTGCATATACCCTCCTTTCATTTTAATGTTAAAGTTAATTATTCTATTATTTGCATAGAATTTTGTAAATCTCTTTGTAATTGTAATTCGCCCCTCGCCCCTCAGAAAATGTCTCGTCCCACAGAAAATAGCAAAAATGGACCAGGGCAGCTCAAAAAATTCCTTCATATCTCAACGTACAGAAGGTTTTAGGGTCTTGTCCGACCCTAACTACCCTTCCATATTTTAAGTTTTTTCAGCATACAAATGGCGCAGTAGTAAATTTTATTTTCTACTACTACAGCCTTTGCATTGCATTTTTTACATTTAATCATTTATGATTTTCTTTATTTCTCTTATTTTGTCTTGGTACTTTAAACTTGTCTGAATATATTCGTCAGCCAAAGTTTTTTTGTTTTTGTCATCAACGTAAATAACAAAACTGTCACCGTCTGTTGAATTTACTGAATGACTCCAAGACCCTTGTTTTCTAAATTGTCTATAATATTTAAACTTAGGATTTAAATATCGTTTAAATAATTTCATAAACAATTCGCCTTCAAAGTCGTTTGGCACTCCGTAAAACAGATAGTTTCCTATACCGTCTTTATTACACGGATTTGCCAACAACCTTGCTTGAAACTTGTTGATAGTTTCGCTCATATGTTTCTCCTTTTGTAGTTATGTTTTTAAAAATATGAGCAATCACATCAACCGTCCAACCATTACCAAGCATTTTGTATCTTTGAGTATTCGATACGCCTTCCGTGTAATTATCTGGAACAGTTTGTAAACGCTCACACTCCAAAGGCGTAAGTTTACGCCATTGCTTATTGCCTAAACTAATTTTAGGCTCACGGTTACCACCACCACAAGTATTTAATGTAGGTGACTTTCCGTCTTTATCGTAAACACGTTTTAATACATCGTGACCATTTAATTCTGCATGACCTTTTAATATTAATCCGTTTTTACTTTCGACTTTATCTAATGGTATGTAAACTTTTTGTTTACTTGCCAACGTGCTAGTTAAAGTCGGTGCTTTACCGTCAACATGATAAACTCTAGAACTTTGTTCGAAGACACCTTCACGGTACTCAAACTCTGTAATAGATTTATCAAATTGGTCTGTTTCAATACCTAAACATTCTTTTAAAAACATCCAAGACTCTGGGTCTGGAATTGAAAAAGAACTATCTGTTCTAAACCAATGTTCAGCTTGTGTTTTAGGTACATGGCAAAAAGAAGCAATTTGACTAATACTTAAATTAGCAACTCTTCCTTTATGATAACGTAAAACAGTTTGTAGACCTTTTATATCTACTTTATGTTTACGAACTTTTACAATCTCAATCTCATTGCCTACATGATTAAGACCGTCTTTTGATACAACAGAATTATCTTTTAATCTAATTCCAGTCATACCTTGATTGCCAAAGCCTTTATAATCTCTTGCCATTAAACAATGAGATTTTTTTATATCAGCTTTTGCCAATTGCTTACCTTGATTAATAACCATGTCAGCAATTCCGTTATCTTCCAAAATATCTCTAATAACAATTCCTTTATCTTCTGGAACTGTGACGTTAGGTATATTTGTCCAATAAAGTCTTCGTCTGGATTGAGCCGAAACTAAATTAGAATTAATCTCGATAGGCTCGACCCCAAGATATTCACTTATAATATCTCTAGACTCTTTATTCATAACCACGTTTTCAAGCATAAAGTATTTTGGTTTTGTAAGTTTTAAAATTCTTACAAACTCAAAAAACAATTTACTTCGTGGGTCTTCAAAATTTAATCTATTGCCAGATTTACTGAAACCTTGGCACGGTGAACCACCGATTAATAAATCAATTTTGACATTATATGGAACGGATGTAATTTTAGTCACATCGCCAAGATGAATAGTGTTTGGAAAGTTTTTTTCTACAATTGAAATTGCATACTTATCAACTTCACTTGCATAATAATTATCAACCTTCGCCCCTAGTTTCTTCAAAGCAATTTGACCACAACTCATACCGTCAAATAACGATAGTACGTTCATATTGTTTTCCTTTTGTAGTTGATTGTTAAATGAGGGTTCGCCCCTCGCCCCTCGATGTTTTAAAAAAATATTCCATAGGGCGATTTCTCGCCCCACAGAACCTAATCGAAAAGTGATTTTTGATAAAAAATGGCTGTCTCTGTAGACCCTCGCTAAAAATAGCCTTCACCACTTTTTAAAATAGTAAACTTTTATTCGTTTACTATCAAAGCGCCTTAAATTTTATTTATTGTTGTTGATTGTTTACAACGATAGATTTTAATTCTTTTATTTTATTTAAAACCTCGTTGTTTAAATCTAGATTTCTAAACTCTTTTAAATTTGCTCTAATAAAATGAGTTAAATCTAAATCACCATATTTAATAAAAGTATTTCCAGACTCAGAATAATATTCCTCATCTAAAAATTTTTCTATATCGCAAGGCGTTTTACGTCCAGACAATATATTTTCTATTTTAAATATTTCTCTTAGTGTCATATTTTTATTTCCTTCCTTTTGTAGTTTTTGATTTTCGGCTGCCTTGAGCTCTCAAGGCTTTATTGTACATCTAAAACGAAACCAGAATAATCTTTTTTCGCTTTACCTTTTGCCATTAAGCCACAAATTGAGTTAAGACTATCAGTAAATCTTAAATCAGTTTCATCAGCATTAATGACGTTGAAGCCTTTAAAAGTTTTAGGAAGCATATTTCTAAAAACGGCTGAAATATTGCCACCTAATTTTAAAATATTAAAAGCTTCTTTTTTGTTATCCTCGTTTAATGAGTAAGTAATATAATAATTTTTAGGTAACTCACCCCTAATAAATTTTAATGCTCTTTTATAAACTTTTGTATAGTCATAAAATTGCACCTTAGGAAATTTCTGTATTATACCAAAATTTTCCCATGATATATCACTTGTGCCATTTAAACGAATACAAGGTATAAAACCTTTTTTATGACAATTTAAAACATGATTATTAATTTCACGCTCTAATTGGTTTAAAAAAGTTTCACGCTCTTGAATAAACCACCTTGTTTTATTTATACGTCCATTTTGTACGTTGCTAAATGCACCGTGACCAGACGTATTTAAACAAGCTTGTTTACATCCTTTTGAAGCCATTGGACACACATTAAAGCCAGATAACGTTGAAGGCGCTAAATATAAAATTGCTGTTTTATATCCGTATTTTTGCCCCTTCACAGTTTTGGCGTTATTGTCGATATTCAATAGCTTTTTACTTTTTACAAATGGTAGTTTTTTCATATGTTTATTTCCTTTTGTAGTTTTAAGAAAAAATAAAAGGCGCTTTGATAGTAAACGAATTAAAGGCGCTTAATAGAAGGCTTGAAGAGTTTATTATTAAAAATAAATTTTAATTATAATGTAAGTCTCTAAAAAATCTAAGACTACCGACTACAATTAAAATTAAACCTAGCCAAGTTTCAAAATGAATTGAAACTATGACACCTAAAAACATTAACGCAAAACTTAACGCAAATGTTATACTTAATAGAATAGCATTAAACATTATCTTAATACTTTCCATTTTGTTTTTGTGACTTTAGATTTAAAAAAGTCATATTTTGAATTACTGCACATATACATTATATAATCATAATTATTGTCAATAATTCTAGTTTCAGAAAACGCATTTTTTTTAATTGCATTTTCAAAACATTTTTTTGGGTCATCATTAAAAATAGATTTTAAATGACTAGCCCCTTCTTTTTGGTTTATTGGTTTTAACTCAACGTTAGTTTGGTTTTCATTATGCGATATTAAATATAAATTAGTCATAATATTTATTCCTTCCTTTTGTAGTGTTAAAATCAAGCCTTCGATTAAAGGCGTTTAATTGAAGGCTTGATTTTAACACTACAAAAGGAAGGAATAAATATAAATTAGTCATAATATTTATTCCTTCCTTTTGTAGTGTTAAAATCAAGCCTTCAATTAAACGCCTTTAATCGTTTTAAAAATTCACAAAGTTATTTTTGTAAATGCTCATTTACTAACTTTGTTTTCATGCTGTCTTTTTTTCAAGTATGCACTAGCCACGAAACCAGACTATTAAAGCCTACGTTATTTAATCAATGAGTTTTTTAAAATCTATTAAGCCTAAAACCTCGTTAATGCTAAAAGGCGCATTATTCAAAACTGATTTTATTTTTAATATATTCCTCACGGCATATTCTTTATAACATTAATCCGTTAACGAATACAACCCCTTTATGGAATTAATGCAAAAAAGCCTTATTTTATGCGATTTCCAGGTAGACCAATTAAAAGCCTTTAAAATGGCTATTTTGCCAAAAAAGTGAAAATTAGGCTATTTTGAGCAAATCAGCCTAAAAAAAAGGCTCATATCTCAACGTATAGAGCCTTTAAGCGTCTTTTAGGTACTACAGCACCCCTTAAAATTTAAGTTATTTTAAATAAGTAATTATTTCGTTATTGTCAGCACCTTTAAAATTACTTTGATATTTACTTAATTTAATAAATAAAGATTTATTTAAGTTTGATTGTTTTAAACTTTTAATAATGTCTTTTAATTCTTTATAACTTATTTGATGATTTATATTTTTAGGATAAGTAGTTTTCATTTTAGTTAACTTTCATTTAATTAATAAGTTTTCATTAAATTAATAATTAAGTTTGTAAATACTAAATGAATAAAAAATAATAATTAAATGTTAATCTTTAAGTTTAAATAAAAAGAAAAAAAAATAGACCCCACCGAAAACAAAAGACCAAAAGAAAACCAAAAAAAGAGAATAAAAGTTAACCAACGGTTATAACAACCGATAAAAACATAAGGAAACACGCCACGCCTGGACGAGAACAAACAGAGAACAAAAGAACAAAGGGGGAACATCGCCCTCTTTATATTAATGATACCCTTTCAGATTTTTTTACCAAAATCTTACGGATAAACCTAAAGATGAGCAAAGGTACGTAACCTAATAGTATTATTTCTGGTAATGTCATAGTTTTCTAATAATCCCTTCTAATTTTTTATCATAACTTGTATCTTCAGCCCATGGCTGTAAAGCGGCAAGAGCCGAATATAAACTAAAGCCGTTAAATATCATTTCTCTAAACTGAGTAAAGTTTCTACTGTGTTTAAGTATAGACACCATGTCTAACACTGAGTCACACGGATGTAAGTATATCTTAACTCCGAACTCAGCATTTGGATTATCTAATGGTTTCATGTTTGGTACGTTTGGGTCAAATGTTCTTATCCCAAACAAATTGTTACCTTGTAAGAAAAATCTTGAAGTACCCCATCCACTCTCCAGAGCTGCCATACCTATTATTATCTTTCTAGGTACAAAGGTCTTGGTGGGTAGGTTGTCAATACATACATTAACATTACTTATAAATTGTTCTTGATGTGGACTTAAAGCATAACTTTTAGTAGTCCATAAGATAACAATGAGTAATACCGTTAGTATTCTCATATGTCTCTCCTTGTATATCTATAGGGGACTTTCTACCCCTTAGTTCTAATAGGGGTACTAATTAATCCACCTTGTATTTTGTGGTTTTTTACCAATTGTGTTTTCCATAAATCTATCCAAATCTTTCTGTAATAATTCGTTTTTATGGTCGTTAAAGGCTAATACTTGGTCTCTATCCATTCTTTCTACCCAATAATTAACAGCAATAGATAATGCGTCTAATTGGTCATCATGTCGTAAAGAACCTTTATCTTTTGTAATTCTAGTTAGTTGTTTAAATAACTGGTGGTCTAATTCGTATTTAAAATCATTTTTAATTAACTCCTGGCTAACAACCAGTCTATGTTGGTTCATAACAGGCTCTAGAGTGTCTATAATACGTAATTCTTTCTGTTTTGAGTGTCTGACCTCTTCAATCGTACATGGGTGTATACGTCCCATTATAGGCTTTAGAAGGGCTGTTGCCATTCCGTCACCAAAGTTAGACTCAATGACTACATAGTTAACATTTTGTCTTTTTGCGATATTACTAAGCTGTTCTAACGTACTATCACTATATCCACCGTCTAAACCACCACATTCTGTTAAATATAGTATTCCATGTAGCATTTTAACGACAGCATAGCCTGTTTTGTCTGCACCACGTCCTGCAGGGTCAATTGACATAACTGAACCTTCAAATGGTGCGTATTGTTCGGACATATACATAGGTGCTACGTAATAATCACCTTTAAGTCCAACATTAGGCAGCTCACTATCTATATTCTTAATTTGGTCGACAGAAGAAGCCCATTGTATTTTTGTAGGCGCTTCTTTCCATGTATCTAAACCAGATACTACAATTAAGTCGTTTAATTTTAACGGATACTTTTCTAAATCACTTAAAGTTGTATCAAGCATAAACTGTAATGCAAAACCACTACGTCCATAAGACGCTTGTCGTTCCATTAAGTCTACTTCGTCAAATCTTTGTGGGTCTGTAGGTTTACCAACTAATTTTTTATCTTCTTTAATAGCTTCAATTATTTTAGGTGCTAATTTATTACCTAAGTTAACTTGCTGCGTTTGTGTAGGATATAATGCCGTCCATACTCTTGTTTCAAATCCACGTTCTTCCAAGTCATTGTACAAACTCATTTCTGTTTGAGGTGTACCTAGGAAAACAATACGTCCTACTTCAGGTTTGATGATAGCGTCAAATTCTTTTACGGTCTCACCTAGCCTGTCCCTCATTAACTGTGTTTGAGAGTTATTAGCTGACTCTACGTCATCTGCAATAATCAAATCTGCACGAGAACCAGTCAATTGCGATGTAACACCTAAAGATTTAACTGAAGGTGCGTGTGACGCTCTAGCCGGTGCTACGTCAAAAGAAACTTTAGAATGACGTTGGTCATCTCTAGGTTTCAAATGATTTAACAAAGGCATTTCACTAATTAGTCTTTGTGTAAATGTTGAAAAGTCGTCTGCTCTGTTTTTACTTGCAGATACAACTAGAATGTTTCTTTGTGGATTAAGTAAAAGTTGGTGACATACAAATGCTGATGTAATCCAAGATTTACCAACACCACGAAAAGCTTCTATTACAATTCTTTTAGAACCGTTTTGTAGATAGTCTGCAATATCGTATTGTATAGGTGTGGGATTTGGTAGATTTAGGTGTTGCCAAGCAAGATATAAAAAGTTTTTAAAGTTTTTTACACTTGGCTCTACTTCTTTTGCTTTTTTATTCATAATTAAACCAATTGTAACAAGCGTAAACAGATAATAAGAGATACATACATTCCATTAATGTTCTAGGTTTGTCCTGGTCCTTAAAAGATATTAATATCCATATGGAACATGACACTGCACCTATAAGCCAACCTATCCACTGAAAACGCACTACAGTTGACGACAAAATGGCTACTGACAAAGCTGCTAATAGAAATCCAATCCAACGGATGTTACGTTTCGTCAAATGGTAAGTCGTCTGTAAGATTAGTTTTAGGTTGTTCATCTACTTCTACTCCATAAGTTTTGCAAGTATCTAAACAAACTTTTAACTCACTCGCTGTTAACTTTTCTCCACTTGTTAACATCTCGTATGCTTTATCAACTAAAAGTTTAGGTAGAACTTTAGTTTTCGCTTCAAACGAATTAGGTTTATCTGACATTAGATTGCTAATAAAATCGCTGACCAAACAACAAGGGCTATAGCTTTTCTTTTATTGTCTTTTATCCAAGTTATAGTTTTATTTTTCCATGCTGACGGTGTTTCACCATATATTATCATTTTTTTATTCCTCTAATATTTTGTTAATATGTAATTTTCCAGTTGAGTCTATTTCAAGTTCTGCTTTAACTTCTTGACAACTCCATCGTATTCTATCTGGGTTTGTGTTTCTTTCGGCTTCACGTTTTAGCTTTAAGCAATTTCCTATAGAGTCAGTAATCATAAATTCGTAAGGCTTATCTCCACTTTGCTGTGTAAACATAAGCAATGCAATTACTAACGCAGTCTTCATTCTATTCTCCTTTGTGTGTGCCGTTATTTCGAAGCTTGTCGATTAAAGTTTCGGCTTTCTTTAATCTATCTTCTAAAAACTCTACTCTTAACTGTAGAGCATTTACATTCGGTAATTCTTTTTCTACATTTTCTTTTAATTTGTCTTGATTGTTACTTACAAATTCAACAAGCATAAAAAGTTCATTTATCTGTGGTGATACCATGTTACCTTTAGGTACACCGATAATAAATTCATTTGCTTTTTCTAAATCAGATAACATTAATTTTTGTTCAGTTTCTATAACGTTAAGACGTTCAATAACTGTAAATGCAAACCAAGCGCCAACCAAACACGCTGAGATTATACTCAAAAGGTTTTTCATTGGCATAGACACTGGAGTCGATTCCGATATTTTCATTTCTTTTTCTTTCTTTTAATTTTATTTTTTTCCCCTACATCAAATGTGACCACTGCTTCAATTTTATCAGCCACGTTGTCTAACCAACTAAAAAATGCGTATAAAATTCTATCTATCATTTCTTCTTAATCTTATTTAAAGTAGTTACACCAAATGAAGCCCCTACCATTGTTAAAATAATGTACCAAAACATAGGGTCAGCTTTTTGCAAAGCGTCCCAAGCTTTGTCACACCATGGTTGGGTCCAGGGCAAGAAGTGCATACCAAAAATTAGCGTGTAAAAAACGACTAAATATTCGTCCTTCCACGAATGTTCTTGTTGACGTACTTGTTCCATTTGTACACCGACTTTTGCTATATCTAATTTAGCTGCGGCTTCTATTTCTTTTGCTTTTATAATTTTGTCTTTTTCTAATTTATGTGTAATTGCACCTACTGTCTTTTCTGCAATAATTTTGACAAACGGATTTTTTACTAAAGGTAATATAAAATTTAACATTGTTTACTCCCAATTAAAATAACCTAATATGACACCGATTATTCCACCAAGAAAAACAAGTACACTTATTGCACCTTTTCCTTTTGAAACGTCTTGTCTTAAAGATTTAACTTCTGTTTTTAATTCATCGATAGCTACGTGAAGTATTTGCATTCTTTCAGCGCATAGTTTTTCATGTGCTGATAAACGTACTCCAGTAGCCTGGTCGACAAATTCTTTTGGAGTAATCTTGTTAGCCATTATAATACTACTGTATTAGCTTCATCTTCAGTTAATGCTTCGCCTGACATAAGTTTAGCTTTTGCACTAGCTTTTAAATCTTCTAGATTTGGTAAGTTATCCATAGTATTTTTAACTTCAGACCAAGTAGGTATTTCTTCGCCTTCGAAAAACATAGTATCTTTCATACTATTATATTCGGTTTCATTACTTGGTGGATTACCACTATAATTAAACTTTTTTTCTAATTTAAACAATGCTTCATCAAATTTTGCCATATTTATTCTCCTATAAATGTTCTGTTATTGTTACTACTGCTTCTCTAGAACTATCAATTCTACTGTCATCACTACTATTAGGTAAAAATATAGTTCCACCACCAGATTTAATATTCAACTGCCAACCTAATGAACCTGTTTGCGTATTGTTTGGTATGTAAAAGTGATTAGTCACCATTTTTTGATGACCTGCTGTATTACCGTAAGATGTACCAGAATATACATTAGTATTTCCAAACGCAAATTGTGTTGTACCTGCACCATTTGCTTCATTATATTGTGAATAAGTCGTTATAATGGTTAGTTTGCTACTTGCTGATGATTTAGTAAAATTACCACTCATATGTGTAGTATAACTATTATTATTAAGATTTGAGTTTCTTGTTGTGCTAGTAAATGATGAAACTCCTAAAACTGGTGATGACACAGTTTCCCAAGATAAAACCCCACCTGATGTATTCTGTAAGAATTTATCAGAAGCAGGTTTTGCTAGTTTTTGTAATCCACTTCCATCTCTGTAAAGTATATCGCCTTGTGTTGTTAAAGTTGTACCAACGTCAGTACCACCTGCCGCCATTTGCGTCCAATAGGTAGCATTGGAAACAGCGTTACCAGTAGACGCTTGAATACAAATATAACTTGAACCACTTGAAGTGACAATATCGTCAACTACATAAGCAGTGCTGTTATTATATGCACCTCTGAATACTGGCTTTATTCTACCTAAATTTAATGTTGCCATTATTTATTTCTCCTATTTATTGTTGTTAGACTGTCACATTCAAGTTGCCATTTGCGTCAACTGAAAATGATAATCCTCTTTTACCGACAAAACTTTCTTGAAATTTATCTGTTCCGTCATTGTTTGCTACAGACAAGTCGTCTGCACCATTTGTATAATGAACCACTAAATCTTCTTTTTGATTTCCTGTTCCATTAGTTTTTACAAATCCGTATAAATCAGAAGACCCTGCGTCACCAAAAGTTAGTTCCGTACCTGCCGCATTAACGACAATGGCTTTCTCTGCATTGTTAGCAATATCGCCAACTATGTCAGCGAGGTCTCTGTTTTTAGTCATGTAAGTTTCTCCTTATAATACTATTGTATCTGCTTCTTCTTGAGTTAATGCTTCACCTGCTATAAGTTTAGCTTTTGCACTAGCTTTTAAATCTTCTTTAGCTTGTGTTTCAGCTTCTCTAACTGTGTCCATTTCTGCAATTTTATTTGTAATTGCTGTTTCATCAACAGTTACTACATTACCCTCATTATCTAATGCTGTATTACCAGAATTAGCTGTAACTTCTGGGTATAATTCTTTTATTGCTAAAACTCTTTTTTTAAAATCATTCATATTGATTCTCCTATACTTTAACTTCCATTAATAGCATTGTTGCCGCACTACTGTTTTGATTCCAGAAAGTGTCCCAACCACCACCTTCACCTTTAGTGTGCATTTTATAATCAATGGCAGATGTCGTGTTAGGGCTATCTCTGAAAACCATAGTTGCCATACAAGGTATATCATCTCCACCAACATTTCTTTCACATCTTTGAGATGTTTCTTGTATTTGTGTGTTTGCACCCCCAGATATTTCTCTGTTAATTCTAAAGAAACTATCTCTTGATACTCCACTACCATTACTATTAGTCACTGAACCGTGTGAGGTTGCTATTCCTATGATAATGTTTGAAGCAGACGTTGGTGTAATTTGTCCCTCTGCGATAGTAATATTATAAGTTGTTCCACCTTGTTGTACTCCAGTTGTGTTTACTCCCAAAACTGTTTGAACAAGTCCACCTACACTACCAAATTCAAAACCGTTTGCACCAGAATTTACTTTTAGTGCTTCTCCTGCTGAACCTATTGCCAATGAACTTACAAGACCACTACCGTCTGTTGTTATTATTTTGTTGTTACCGACAGATAAAGATGTTCCACCTGCCATTTTAGACCAGTAAGTTGTATTTACTGTTCCACCTGTTGATGGCGTCTGACCTGAAGCTGATGAAGCATTTACATAAATGTATGATGATAACTCACCACTATCAGTGTACTGGACGACATCTTTCTCTTCGTATGTAGTCCCACTGTTATAAGTGCCTTTCCATACAAATGCGACTTTGCCTAAGTCAATCGTTGCCATGTTGTTTTCTCCTATTTATTATATTGTTGCTATTAAATGCCCACTACTATTTAGTGACCATGTAAAGCCTGTTGAAGCGTAAATGACGTCATCAAATGTTGCGTATGTAGACGCACTGATATTATCACTTCCACCGTTTGTTGTTGTGACCTGTAAACTATCTATAGTACCGTCACTATTTGTATCTGTTAATACAAATCCATAAATTTCTGCTGAACTTGAGTTTGCATATTCTAATGCCGTACCACCAGAATTTACAACTAAAGCCTGCCCTGCTGACCCTAGAGCCGCAGGTGTATCTGTTAAATTATTTATTGAGATGTTAGCTAATTGGAATGTTCCGTAAGCCACCACCATTAAAATATCATTTACCGAAGCACCACTAGCAAGTACAACGCTTGTACCGTTAGTTGCTGTGTAGTCTGCGTTAGCTAATTTTACACCGTTCAAATATACATCAATAAATCCTGAGTCGTATGCCATTGTAGCACCATTTGAGTCAGCACCAGTAAATGTTGTCTGATTAGCTGTTGCT